GGTTGATCTGGCATTCCAAATCTCCACTGAACAGTCATTGTTTAGTTCACCCTTTTCCTTGGTATTTATTCACCAGCAAGTTCCGTGGCGAACGATTTGTCGATAGTGTCTTTGCTCTTGGTTAACATGGCAGGAAGCTCGATGAACATGAAGGCAGGGGTAAAACCATTGAATGCCCCACCCGCCTCAAGAAACGAAAGGCATTTCTTGGCATCTTCCTCGAAATAGAAATTGAAAGAATGCTTGGTTTGGTTTTCAACAACCGAGAAAAAGAAGGCATCCTTGTCCTTTACCGGGATTAGCTCATAGTTTTTCATGGTTTCACTATCCTTATTGTTCCTGTTACAGATGTTTTCTGCGAGTTTGGGTCTTTCCAGCCACTATAATGAATGAGACCTTGCCTTATTATTTCCTTTTTGATCTCGTCTGCCACCTCTTGTTTTGTCCTTTCCAGACTAATGGCTGCATCCCCAGAATACTGTGACCACCGATCATGGATCACAACATCTTTTGTTGCCATGATGCTCTCAAGAGTTGGTGGTGCACGATTAGTTAGCTGATGTGACTGGGACGGATTGGCGCTTGCGTATCCAGAGCCACCAGCACCATGAACCAACACACCAACGCCACCCTGTCCTGGTATAGAGTATGATGCATTCTGCCATGGTGGCGTTGGTGTGTTTGAATATTTTTGGCCTGATATTACTTTCTCTGTCCAGGCGTTGATCAGTTCGTCTGGTGTCATATCATCCAGGTTTTTTTTGCTTAAACCATTAGATTGCTGAACAGAATCAGGATCATGTTCCCTGATAAATTCACGACACAGATCAAGCATGGCCTCGATTTCGTCGATATCTTCTGCCTTAATTCTGAACTTGTTTAGTGCCAAGTGTTTTTCAAAAGAATCTAACATGTGTCATGATACCTTCAATGATTTGAATTTCTCACGCTGAGCAGAGATATATTTCTGCTTCTGTTCTGGTATTATCTTTGGTGGTTTGATGCTTGGCTTCTGTTGTTGCTGCACCGGAGCAGGCGTCGGAGGCGCAGTGATGATCGCCTTCTGAGCAGAAGCTTCGACATCATAGAGTCTCATCTTGCTCTTGTCAACACCAACCACAAACTTTTTGTTCAGTTCCATGTCATGGTATCGGTTCTTGAGTTGCTTCACCATGATCTGGTTAAGCGCCCGTAGCTCGTCTGTAGCAACTAGCGCCAGCATCAGGTCACAGGTGGCAGGAAGGCCTATCGATTCTGCCGTGTTGGTCATGTCCGGATCTGAGTTGTTCATGCCCGAACGATTAAGCTGGGTGGCTGACCAGATCGGAATACCAGACTGTTGTGCCAAGCCACGCACCTCTTCTGCGATGGCCTTGACATAGACATAAGTGTCGCTGGCATTGCCTGACTTGAGACGTGCGGACGAACACAGATTGAGATAATCGATCATGATCACGTCTGGTACGAACTTTTTCTTGAGCTTAAGTTCGTTCAGCAGTGCCCTGAAGTTCTGTACAGATGCACTGGTTGCTGCATACTCTTTGATGATCAGCTTGCCGTTGGTCTTGCTGGCAAGCGTGGATACTTTCTTGTCGTATAGATCCTTGGGTAGTCGCTCCAGATCTTCAAACGAGATATTGAGCAGGTTTGTGTCGATGCGCTTGGCAATCTCTTCCTCGCTCATTTCGAGCGTGATGTAGAGCACGTTCTTTCCCTGTGCCAGATACCCCGCCGAGAAATGACAGAGGAACAGCGACTTGCCTGTGTGAACGCCACCCATGACCACATTTAGAGTCTTGCGTGGAATTCCGTTCTTGGAGATGCGATTGAAGTAGTCGAGATCGAACGGAATCTTTTCTTCGACCCGATGATAGTATTCGTAGCGTTTCATGTGATCATCGAGAAAGTCGTGGCCGATGCTGTTATCAAACGATACCGACAATGCCGTGGATAGCATGTCGGGGATTGCCCCCTTGGCTACGGCACCTTTTCCTTTCATGACCTCGATAGAAGACATGATGGCATTATATAGAGCTTTTTCTTGGCAGAACTCTTCGGCTGATTTGATTAGCCAGTCTGGATTCGAAATGCTGGTGTCGGCCTTAAACTCATCAAGAGATTTCTCGATATTCTTTACCGTGGTATCAAGAAATCCCATCTTGTTGGTGACTGCGATCTTGAGTGCATCGAACGTTGGCTGAGCATTGTACTTACCAACAAAACCTCCAATCTCTTCAAACAGAACCTTATCTTCGTCGGAATGAAAGTATTCGCTCTTGAGAAACGGCAGTACTCGCTTGGTGAAATCTTCGTTCTTGATAAGATTCTTGAGTATGATCTTCTCTATTGACATCAGGCCTCATTGGGTTGATCGGTCTCCGGTACTGGTTCTTGTGTGACTTCAAGGATAAGATGATTGAGAATCAAACCAAGATGTTCCTCGAATCGCTTGTCTTTTCGTAACTTGGTTTCTGTCAGATTACCAGCATCATGAATGTAGTATTCAAACATCACTTTGGCCACACCTCGATCTGCGTCTTCACGCACAGAGACTTTTTTGAAACTAAAGACCACGCCCTTGTACGGATCGAACGTAAGCTCCATCGGACAGGTGTCGTCCTTGCCAAGCTTCTTCATCAGGTCATCACGAAACTTGAAATCTTCAGTAATCATTTTCACTCCTTTGTTTTTTTAACGATTTCGCATCCAAGTTGATCGAGGACATCGAGAAGATTCTTTGCGACCAGATCCGCCTCACCATCATCCGCAAAGCCGTATTGCAGATAGTTGGTGGCCAGCAGCAGAGCAATCAGATCATGGATCTCGATCATCCTGTCACCAAATTGTACTTTCATGATCATGTGCCTCACATAAAGAAATATCTGGGTAAGCCTGGAACTATACCAGACCACCCAGATATCGTCAACACATATTATGCTGCGTCTGCCTCGACCAGATTTGTCTTGCCGTACTTGAACTCGGCCTCACAAAACGAATCGATCTGATCCAGAATTTCTTTCGTGAAATACTTCTCTGGATTCTTGAGAATGACTGACTCAAAAGCCTTCTCTCCATTAGGCAACTCATACTTGTTTGAAATCTTTTTGAAGATGCCAAACTTCTCGGCAAGATCGAGCAATCCATAGTATTTATCCAGACCAGCCGAATAATCCAAAAGTGTTTCCACCTTCTTGTTCTCGATTGTAAGTCTGGCCTTCTTCAGGACCGCAGTGATAATTGCTCCGGTTACTGCATTATCCTTGTCTTTGTCTTTCTTCTTTCCAAAGAAGATGATTGTGCTGGCCGCATATTCGAGACCAGAACCACCACCCATCTTTTTGACAGGAACATAAGAACCCACGACATCGTAGACATGATTGGTCACGATCATTGGTACCTGTGCCTTACCCAGCTTGAGAGTAAGCACACGAAAAGCACCACGGATCAATTGTGCCCGTGTCATGTCACGAGTATCCTTGCCATCGGTCATGTCTGAGATTTCTTTCTCGGTGGACAAGTTGCCCAACGAGTCAAGAACAAACATCATCTTCGGCTTGTCTTTTTTGTTCTCCATGTATTTGTCGAGGATCTTAATGGCCTGTGTGCGGAATTCCTGAATCGTAGCAACAGGCATAACTGCAATGCGTTTCGTATCCACACCTCGGTCGTAAAGCATTTCCTGAGAAATGGCGCTTTCACTTTCGAAGTAGAACACAAAACCTGTTGGGTTTGCTTTTAGAAATTCACGAACCATGTTGATGGCATAGAATGTTTTTCCTGTGCTTGGTTCACCAGCAAGTGCTGTGACCTTGTTGCCAGGACATCCGCCATAGATCGATCCGGAAAGAAGTGCATTGAGGGAATAGGAACCAGTATCCACATAGGAAGTAACATCTCCTGCGTCGATACCTTCGTCTGCAATACCTGCAAACTCGTTGCCTGCTTCTGAAAGCAGGGCACCAAATAACTCTGACATTAAAGTTTCTCCTTTAAAATGTTGTGTGGGCAGCATTCTCACCGCCCACACCTATTTAGCGTTTTTGATTATCTGAAGATGGGGAATCTTCCTTGCGAATATCCCTGACCCGCCTACCTCTGTGGCGAGGTAGATTGTTCTTGATATCAAAGAATTCCATGTTGTGGAATTCCTCCCGATGTTTCTCCATCGAGACATTGAAAGCAATCAACAACAGAATTGCCAGCGGGTCGAACACACAGATAATGATCATTATAACGATTCTGACTGCCTTTTCGAGTACTTTCTCGTCAGATTCACCATAAAACAACTCGGAAATATACTTGATCGGACCCACTTCCGCTTCGATCTTCTTGAACTCGCTTTCGTGTCCGATTCTTTCCTTGTTGATAACCGCAAGCTTTTCCTCGTATTCTGCCTTCTGCTGTACTAGAACATCTCGTGACGCCTTGTTCTTGGCGTTGGCAGCTAACGAATCCTTGGCTTGTCCTTTGTCGTTCAGCTTTGTAACGGCGTCGTCGAGTGCAGAGATCTGTTTGTCGAAATCCTTGATCTTTGCTTCGGCGGCGCTCGCTCTGAATTTGAGATCAGCAAGATTATTGGAAACGCCGGTATTCATCTTCAGCTGCTGGTCGATATGGGCTTTGGAAAGAAATCCAAAGATGCCCATGGATGTGATCAACATCAGTACCAGGATAGCAAAGATAAGATAGGCCTTGACCAATTTCGTTGCATGATTCCAGTTGTTGTAAAGCCAGCTGATCGAAACCAGCTTGCCCACCTCCAGCACAGAACCCATGATCACGATAGACCAAAAGGAACCAGCGAAAAGTGTGGTGAGGCCCACTATCGAATAGTATGCGGCCACACCAGAAATCGCCAACCCCGTGAGGAAGACGATTGCCGTCAACGTTTTTGATTTCATGATTGGTAGTTATTGTTACTCAGTACTGCGCCGGATAATATACACAAAGCAGATGGTGAAAAGCTGGTCCACCATTCTCGTCTGGTACTATACGCTGACACACATGATAGTTTTCATCTGGTGAGATCTTTTTCATGAAATTTTTCGTACTTGGATTCACTAGAATAGTTCCGTGTTTCGTTGTCATCAGATCACCATTTTCTGTTTTTTCGATGCGGGTTACTGGCGCACAATCCTGATCATGACAGCATTCAGGATCATAGAAATCATGCGCTGACGCAACTGTTACACACAAACATAAACAAATGGTTAACAGACTCTTACTTATTTTCGTATACAACATGAAAATCCTTACACTCTCTAAACATCTGAGGAATCAGGTTGCCCTCGTGTTGAATCATATATTCCAGTTCGACAAAATCAGAATTATAACGCTCGTCTGCCCGCAACGCATCTCTGACTAACTCGACACACGAGACATGCGTGCTATCCGCAAGCTGAAAAAGATCGTCGTATGGTTTGCCTTCCTGCTTTACCAATGCGTCAATCACTCTTGTCCATTCGTCGTTACTGATGGCATTGGGTGACAGAATACAAACCGTATCACAATCAAATACTTCGTCGAACGTGGAATGATGCACGCCCTTCACGGTGGCTTCCATGAATTTAAATTTCTCCACGTCCTCTGGTTTCGTCATGAAATCACAGTTCATCAGGACGTGTGAATATCGAGACCATGTTCCGGTTTTCCACCAGGACATAAACTTTACAAACAAACTCGATAGATGATAGTTGTTCCCGGTCAGGATGATATAATATCCCGACGCAAGAAGTTTAATGATATCTTCTTTTTCTTGTGGTGTCAATGGGTCACGAGTACGAAACGTGATCTTCGGGGGGATCTGAGCCAAGAAGTGGTATATGTCGTAGATCCAACCCGTGTACCTTAGCATAGCATTTCCTTTTACTTGAACAAATCCTCCAGCGTGCCATGACGCTCGCTCTTCCAACCAATAGCATCGAGGATGATACTCAATGGCTTGAGAAACGTCTTTTCAAACTGAAGATTGTAGTCAATCCACTTCTCGATATTTAGTTCCTCTGGCATGATCGTGGAAAACGCAATCACGTTTGTCTTGAACGGATTTGGCTCCTT